GTTCAATTCCTCGCTTACGCAACTTCTCAATATGATTCTTGAGAGTTTGAACCGAAGCCGACTTTGTTGGGTATTCTTTAATTATGAGAGTGCCTTCGATATCGCTAATTTTTTGAACAATTTCTTTTTGTCTCATTCTGTGCTCTTGAAGAGGAACGTTTGAGATGCAGCAATCAAATCTTTGACCCACGACGGTGTCTTTAAGTTCGAGTGTATAATAGACCACAGTTTTCCCTTCGAGCAATGCACGAGCCGCGAGATGAACCATAACCATAGACTTGCCAGCACCGGTGGGAGCAATAACAACTCCGAGCTCAGACTTGCCAAGACCGCCTTTACATATTTCATCCATGCGAGGCCATCCAGTTGAAATTGGATCTCGACTAATAAGTTCAAAGCGTTTGAGCAAGTCTTTGCGAAAGTCGTGTCCAAAGTTATTATCGGTTCCAAGAACTAAGGCCTCCTTGATGACTTTCTCGATCTCTTCAAAAGAAGAAGACTTGAGAAGCGAAGCCGACTTGATCATGGCTCCTTTTAATACTTGTTTGCGACAAAAATCAATTGCTTTGTCTTTGATGTACTCTGCTTCTTCAACACCGTCTGATGTGTGAATTCGAGCATAAAACTCGCGAACTGCTTGTGCTGTTGCTTTATCGTGATGATTCAACTCTGTTCTCAATAGAGACATCATTACTTCAGAGTTTGGATGTGTATTATATTTCTCACGATAATTGATCAATGTTTGAGCGAAGATTTGAAGATATTTCTTTTCAAAGAAGGTGATATCAAGCACCTCCATGATTTGATCGAAGAATGGTCGATCCTCCAACATAAGTTGGCATAGTTTTTCTTGAAAGTTTTTGCCAAATCTGACAAATGTTTCGTTTTCCTTAATATTCATATAGTCCTCCGTGGTTGTATAAATATAACCTGTTTTGTTTCAGTTGTCAAGTAAATTTATAAAATTTTTTATTCTTTTATCCAACCACAACTGATAGCACCGAGCTCTGCCTGATTTAACACTGATGTGAGGCTTTTGTCACAAAAGACTTCATTAAGTCCCAATACGTTTCCATGCCAGAGCTCATTTACTTTAAATACATGGATAACAAGTGTGTCGTTTAAAAAGAATTTGTGCTCGTTATCCGATGACACTAGTTTCCACTCTCCCATCTCACCTCCGTATGCTTCTTAGAATGTATTGTAAGGCATCAAAGTTTAAATGCCCAGCGTCGTCTTCGAAAAGCATTTGAGTAAATTTTATTTTCTCAAAACTAGGCTCAAAGTCCTCTACTGCTTTTGTAATCAGCTGTCTGTTTAGTGGTCTGATATTCGGGAAATAAAGTTGCATGATCTTATAGTTTTCTTTAATAAGGTTCTCGCCACTTTGAATGTTCTCGTGAATCTTTAGCTTCTTTCCAACCATAGCACAGTCTCTGATGATATCTGATACTTCATACTCATCTTCTCTTTGAAGATAGGGGAACCGCTTGGCAATTGTCTTTAGACCTGCTCCTTTGATACCAGGTAGGTTATCCGAAGCATCACCAGCCATTGCTCTTGCTAACGCAAAGTTCTTTGGGTGAATTTTGAACTCCCCGATGATTGTGTCTTTTGTCATTATTTTTTTCTGAATTGGTCGGTATATCTGAACGTCGTCTCGACATAGCTGAAAGAAGTCTTTATCGGATGATATAATGGTCTTTAGCCAGCCTTTGTAGCGATCATGGTTGATTACATGGGCTATGATGTCATCTGCCTCTGTAAAGTCTGCTACGAGCTGAATAACGGGCATTTGATTGAGATATTCCATTAGTCTGACTTGCTGATATCCTTTGTTAGCCTCTTCAGCCTTTGGGTCAAGCTCGATCATGCGCCTGTTAAATCTCACAGGTTTGCGGCCGCCTTTGTAGTCCTTATTCATGGAACGCTTACGTTGAGAGCCCTCATGGCCATCCCAAGCCACGATAATCTCGTCAGCGTTAAAGTCCCTTGCGACCTTCTGTAAAGACTTTAGAAAGCCTATTGTGCCTCCCACAGGGTTGCCTTTACGGTCCATGTGAGGGCTTACCACATAGCTTCTAAGAAACATGTTGAGAGCGTCGATAATAATAACGTTTTTCATTAGTCCTCCGTTACAAAACTGATAATGGTATCTCGAGGTTTTGCCCCGGGAGCCTTGCGAAGCTCTTTGCCGTCTTGAAAGACAACAAGAAAAGGAACCGCTCGAACACCAAATTCCATTGCTAGATCTCGGTCGTTGTCAATATCCACTTTCGCAAACTCAACTCCTTCTAGGTCAATATCTTCGATTGTCCTTGTGAGCATCTTGCATGGCCCACACCATGTTGCTGAGAACTGAACAACTTTGCGTCCAGTTGAGATAAAGTCGTTAAACTCATTTTCTGTAATTGTTTTCATAAAACCTCCGTGTATTTTTTGAATTTATAAATAAAATTTTCTTGTAAGCTGTTTTCTATTGCTCTCGGCCTAGTATGTCTTGTGTGGATTACCGATGTGATGGCATCATGCCCCAAGAAAACTAGAGTGCAAGCACACATCGTTCCCGCTCTCCCTAAGCCTCCACGACAATGATACACAACTCTTTTGCCTTCATCCATTCTTTGTTTGGCATATGATGCCACTTTGCGGGCATCCTCCAAAGAAGGGACGTTTGTATCTGGAATCGGAAACCTTACAACTTCTATACCCAAGCTTTTTGCCTCTTGTGCCAATTTGGGTATTTTAAGATTTTGAAGCTCTGTCTCTTCTACAAGGGAGATGAGAATGTCGCACTTGTGGGTTTCTTTGAGTCTCTCGAGATCCATTTTAAGATCTCTTTTCCAAGGTTTTCCAAACATGGATCTAGCGTGCTTGCCCGGTGCGAATGACATTCCTAAATTTTCTGTTGCCCAATCAACTTCAATTGGGTCTGTTATTGAATCTCTAAACTTTTTCAACATAATTCCTCCGTTTTACTTAATGTAACACGTTAAGGATGATTTGTCAAGTGAAAAGTTTTACAAATCCCAAAGTAATTTGTCTTTGAGTTGATCCAAAATAACTGGTGGTTTTGTATATCGCTTTGAGAGAGGATTATCTTTATCACTCCATTTTCCACCATAGTCTTGCGATCTTTCTCTTGCTTGACTTTGACCGCAATTGTCAGTCTTTTTCGTCGTTAGAGTATTGTATTCATCGTCAAGTTGATACGCTTTTACGTCGCCACTTATTGGCTTGGCACGATATTGGTTATAGAAATACCAAACATCTTGTGCGTCAGGATATGAAACACTAGTTCTGTCTGGTGTGAGGCCGTTAAAGTGCATAGTTGCAATTTCCATTGCAATATCATAAAGAAATGGTCCCCAACCATCAGCGACATTAGTTATAGCTACTACGGCTGCCTTATCGCATGGTCTTCCTGCTGGATCATTAGCCCAGAAACTCACGTCGCCCCAAATAGGTTTTTCTTCACCCGTATAGATATCAACTGGTGGGAGCATATTTCCGTCCTTGTCTGTAAACATGACAGTTATTAGATCTCCATATTGGCCTCTCTTGAAAACATGCACATAAGCATAGTCAGGCAAGTCCTTAACTCCTTTGGCTGCTTCCGTTAGGAGTGCTTCGTTCATTGTTTCGACAATAAGTTGTTTTAATTTGTTACTTGTTAGTTTCATATTGCCTATTCCGCCCAGAAAGTTAAAGTCCAATTATTATGTGATGTCTCCATCGGCCATGCTTCGTAGCCTTTGTTCATTAAAAATAAGTTAAATCTATGTAATTGTCTCAAGTTTTTTTCATCTTTTGCATTGGTGGAAGCTCGGTAAAGCATCGTGCCTTTATTTTCATCATAATCCCATGGCTTAACAGTTAATAGTCTATTTGGGAAATTACTTTGTGCATAAAATTCTTCCCTAACTGAGCCTATGGTAGCTCTTAGGCTTGATTTTTTGAAAGTATCTTTATACTCATCGGAACCTAAATGAAGGTGATCTACAGCTCCTTGAGAATATTTATCAGGATACATAGAATCAAGCATGGCCAATCCAGTCCTTTTGTCCTCATCACTGTCTGTCGATAGTAGATCTTTAATTTTTGGATGTACATCCGGATCATTCAAGGCATCATCAATAATTGTGCTTGGGGCATACATTGTTTCAAGAATAAGCTGTTTTAATTTTTTGTGTGTCAATCTCATGGTTGGTCTCCGCAATCTCATTAAATAGGTTTCTAGAAACAAAAAACCCCAAGACCGAAGTCAAGGGGTTCAAGAAAGTTCCTTCAGGATTTAGCCTTCATCGGACTCGCCTTCAAGGCCGAAGTTCTTGCCTTCAGACTCGAATTTCTTAATTATTTCTTCATCCATGATATCAAATACAACAGCACGGAACTCATCATCTTTTAACTTATTAAGCCATTGAGATCGTTGGAACTTATATTCCTTTCCGTCTCGACTATAAATCTTGTTCCAAGCACCAGGTTTAAAGCGATCGGAGCCAGATGCTCTTAGTGCCTCAAGCCATGATTCTTCATCTTGGATTCCCACGTCTTTGCCCCAGAGAATCTTAAAGCCACAAGTGCGACCTTCAGACCCGAAGCGAGACTTTTCAACCTTAACTTTCACTTCAGACCCGACACGAAGTCCTGAATCATCTGTGACATATGAAGCTTTTGCTTTACGTTTTGTAAGCCAGATACGAAGAGAACAGAAATACTCAATTGCTTTACCGCCAGGAGCAACATAGGGTGTCGTCATGGCTTCTGCAACATTTGAGGTAATGTTCGTCTTAAGTTGGTTGATCAACAACAAGGTACATTGTTGGTTCGCCAATGGAATAGTAAGCTTTGGGAAAGCTTTTGCGAAGATGCGGGGCTTCACAGCCATTGACGATTGAGGATTAAAGTCTCCTTCAAGATCTTTTTCTGATGAGGTTGCTGCAATTGAGTCCCAGATAAACAAAAATTGAGTTTCTGGATATTGACCCATTAGGTCCTCGATAGTTTCCAATGTTTTTTCAACAGATACTGCTTGAATATACAAGAAATTATCGTTGATATCAATACCAGAGCTTTCAAGGAAGTTTGGATCAATTGCGGACTCAGCATCAAAATAAACGACACAATGTCCCATTTTTTGTGCTTGTGCAGCAATTTGGCAAGCCATGTAAGACTTTCCTGCCGATGATAAACCAGCGAGTTCGGTGATCTTTCCAACAGGAAGCCCAGCCATCTTACCCCTACAAATGATAGAATCCAACCAGCGTGAGCCAGTTGGAATCCATTCTTTGACTTCGGTAGGATTGTCTAGGTTAAGATCGTGAGCGATGTCAAGTCCGACTTTTTTATTCACGAACTTTTTCATTGACGCGATGTCAATCTTACCAGCTTTTGTCATTACATCACCTCGTCGAGAGGGTAACAAACGCCAAGTTGATCGTTTGTCATGAAACGTGTCTCATCAACAGGCTCTTCTGTTGCTGTGTCTTCCGTTTCTTCCGATCCAGTGTCTTCAACTTCCTCAGCCGGTTCAGAGGTTGGTTCGGTCAAAGCCGAATCTTCTTCTTTATCTCCGCATGCAAAGAATAACGTTAATAATAGTGTAGTCATATTTACTCCTTTATTTTTTAAATTGTTCTGATTCATAATCCCACTTATAGATTACTGGTTTTGTCTCTTTGATTCCTCTCTTACCATCTACTTGAGGCAGAAAAGATACTTGATCGATGATAATAACCTTTCCGGGCCCATAAGCATGCTTATTAAGCAACTCTTCTGTTTTGAGGAAATCTTTTCTCAGTTGGTCTAGATCGGCGATTGCCTTAGAGGAGAAGTGAGTTACAACTGAAACCTTGCCTCTTCCTCCAGATGTCTTGACCTTGCCTTTGTCCAAATCGTGAACTCTTTTCTCCAAAGCAACGGCAACTGCCTTCCTAGCACTGTTGGTATCGCCCCAAGCCAAATACTTGTCTCCAGACCATACAAACCCTTTTTGTGTTCCGAAATGAGAATCGATAAAAGACTTTACATCTTCTTTTGTGTGCTTGAGGACACGAGTCATCTTCTTGTCACTAAAAGATTCGTGAAATACATCTTCCTTGCGTGTTGCATTCAATCGACAATAATGCTTTTCAAGCAAACAAAAGCACATTTCTTTAAGTTTTTGGTTATCGCCTTCTGCTGTATCGAAATATCCAAACTTTCTCATATTTTTGATGAATCTAATGGCATCCTGCCGAGTATGTGGTTTTACTGGTCGATGATCATTATCTCCTTGCATAAAAAGTTGTTTGTCTATTTCATTATCGAATTTTATCTCTCCGCATGGAATTCTTTCCAGTATTTTTTCGCTTTCAATATGCGATCGCAATACAGATAATCTGTGGTGTCCAACAACTGGAACATACATTTTGGTTTCGGGATTTAACATCACAAGAGGCTTCTCGATTAGTCCTCTGGATTTAATGTCCGCTGATAAGGCCGCCTTATGGCCCAAATCTAGATCTCCAGATCTTGTTTGATTTTCTTTATAAGCCCAGTCAATTTGACTTGGAAGCAGTTGTAAATCTTC